GGCGGAGGCGGTGCGTCGCGGAACTCCAGTGTGAACAGTGGTTCCTCAGCAGCCATGTGAACGTACTCCTGTCTCTGTACCGCAAGTCTACTGGGAACAAGATCGGTGCTGGTAGTGTTGCGCGTATGATGAAGGACTTCCTGGGCAACGAGTACGGCGAGGGCGATCTGGTGATCTACGGAGCTTCGTCGGGCAGGTGTATCAACATGGTGATCGGCCGGGTGGTGTCCATCAAGCAGCGGGCCAGGATCAGCAACGGGTCCGGCTACAAGAACGAGCTTCTGGTAGACAGGGACGGCAACCCGGTCTACACCGTACGCGTCCAGCCGCTTCACTCCTCCAGGTGGTCTCAGCACGATCCTCGCACGTACTACGTGGACACGCGCACCGGCAAGAAGGTAGACCGCCACGAGCACGTCAAGATACCTGCTCACTGGACCCTGAACTCTACCGGCCGGCGGCTGCCGGACAATTGCAGCGAGTGGTACCTGTACAAGATGGAACCGTATGGTGTTGGTAACGGGATGGGCAGCAGGGCGAGATCTAACGAGAACCCTGACTACGTAGCCCAGGAGTTGCGGACCTACAGCCAAACCGTCTTCGAAGATTACATAGAAGAGCACGAGGAAGGCCCGAAGCCGGTTAGTATTACGGTGACGGAGAACATCGTCAAGTGGCTCGGGGAGCTGCCGGATGTGTCTTAACTGCGGCTATGACTTTGGCTGTGATCCGAAGTGCTCGAACATGCTGGCGGCGGAATCTCTTGGTACTAAGTGCGAGACCGTGCCCCTGCCAGACGGGCGTAAGATGAAGGTGGTTATTCCTGACGTGCCTGCTGACAAAGTAAATCATCCCGCCCACTACGGCGGCGAAGACTGGCAGTACGAGGCTATAAAGGTCATCGAAGCCTGGGGTCTCGACTTTCACCTGGGCAACGCGGTGAAGTACATCTCTCGCGCGGGGAAGAAGGGCATCGCCCGGGAAGACCTGGAAAAGGCCGTCTGGTACCTGAACCGTAAGATTTCGCTGATGGAGATCTGATGTATGACGCTGACTACGAACGCTATTGCGAAGAAGTGCAGAACGAGTACGACAGGATCGCGGACACGGTAACAGGCACCAAGCTGTACACCACCAAGGATTCCGGTGAGCGTGCAAAGCATTCCGATGGCGTAGTCAGGGACACCGACAAGGGCAAGCCCCGCTTTGAGCTTATGTTCCCTCTAGGCGTTCCGTTCGAAGACCAGCTAATGACCCGAGTAGCGGAGCTGTATGCTCGCGGTGGTGCGAAGTACGGTGACCGCAACTGGGAGAAGTCCAAGACCGAAGAAACCTTGCACCATCACGAGGCGGCTCTTATGCGTCATGTCTTCAAGTTCCTGACAGGGGTGAACGACGGCGAAGACCACGCTGCTGCTGTAGTGTGGAACGTCAACGCGGTAGACCTGTGCAGGCGGAAGATTAAGGAAGCTGATGGCACTTAACGACGAGAAGGAACGCCTCGACATTGCCGAGGAATGGCTGCTTACTTACGCGGCCAGCACGCAGGAGTTCGAATCAGCGCTAGAGCACGTGCGATGGGTGCACACCACTAAGCCCGACTGGAAGGCTAGGTGTGAGCAGATTCTGTCAAACGTAGTCCTCCGCCGGCGCGACGAGATCCACACGATGGAGAAGCTGAGGCAAGTGAAGTGAGTTACCTAGACCCGCCGCCCAACAATGCAGGGATCAGCACTACAGGCAGGCACCTGTCCTTCGCAGGAGCAGGGTCCAGCGCTCCTGTTCCTAAGAAGAAAACTCTGGAGTTCGAGAATATGAACTTCACCTACGACTACGCAGCCAAGACTTTCCTAGTAGAAGGATACGGCGGTAAGAGCCTGGAATTCAGCGAAGAAGATCTAGCTGAGCTGAAGGCAGCGCTGCTCACATTCGGCATAGGGCTTTCGGCCGGCGACGGGGTGACTTGCAGGTGAACGAGTTCGGGAACATCTACCTGGGCAACAAGATGGTCGGTATCCCGTTCTTCAATGCGCCGTGGTTCGACTCGGTAGCTTTCAAGCTGAGGCAGATCCCCGGTGTGCACGCTGTGTTCAACCCGGCCGACGAAGACAGGCGCATGGGCTTCGAACCCATGAAGTGCCCGCTAGGCACTGACGAAGAGGCTGCGGCCAGCGGGTTCGACCGCCGCCGCGCTCTCGGGGCGGACTGGCTGTGGATCTCTTCCCTCAGCAACGGGCTCGTAGTCGGCCCTGACTGGTACCACTCCACAGGCACGATCTCCGAGATAGCCTGTCACCAGGCCCTGGGGCTGCCCGTGTGGGAGTGGGAGCAGTTCAAGGAGATCGGGGAAGGGCTCAGCTTTGAAGACCTCCACCACCGGATGTGGCAGCTTCCCCGGATGATCGAGCTGGTGCTGTGAAAACTCCGTACGGCTTCATGGACACGCTGGCTTTCGCACGGGTAGAGCTGGAATGCCTGCTAGAAGAGATCATAATGCTGGTGGATGAGAAGGTACTCGGCAAGTGCGGCGTGTGCCATCTGCCTAAGCCTCAGCACAAGATGGACTGCTACCGAGAGTACACCAAGGCACGTAACAAGCAGGGCTAATGTATCACGCTATGTATCCAGGGCCGTATCCTGTGCCCGTGAGGAATGACAACAACCAGTTCCTGTTCAACGGAATGAACGCGCTGCGGCTGAAGATGGCAAACGCTATGGAGCGTTGCCGGAATATCAGCATGTCCGAGAAGATGACCGGCTATGAAGAGTCCGCGAAGCTCTACGACGAGATGTCCAGGGAGCTTCAGGAAGCTAAGACCTGGGTCGAAAAGGAGCTGACTTCGCTTCTTAGTATAAAATAGCGGATTATGGTAACTCATGTGCACGACCCGGTAACCCGGCCGGTTAACGCGGAGATCGCTGCTCGGGCAAAAGAAGTGCATCCGCTCCAGTTCACCGGCCGGATGCTGCTGACTACGATCACGTTCTTCTTCATGTCGCTTGGCTGGATTGCAGGCAATGCATGGTACACCACTGTCTTTGCTTTCCTGTGGACGACAGGCCATCTGAAGTGGCTTGGCCTCTGCATTCGCTACGGCTTCGTAAAGGGTGCACGTCACGGGCTCGTGCCAAAGGAATAAAATACCTGTACTCTCTAGATTAGACCCATGGCCTACGGGAGCTGGGTAATACCGGAGCAAGAGCGCATGTGCGTGTCTTTGGCCGGATAGCCAGCCGAGGAGTTCCCCCGTGGGGCTGATTGAGAACGTTTCTGCTTCTTCACGCATGAAAGTAGAGCGCAGGACTATTGGCGGCGTGCCCTGGCAGCCGTGGACTGATCCTTTCATGCGCTTTGACGTGGGCGGCCCTATCCACCCGACCCGCCAGGTATTCGGCCTCGACAAGGCACTTGCACTCCCGGCTCTGTACGCTGGCTCCAAGATCCTGTCCGACAATGCCGCGTCCCTGCCCATCAAGGTCTACCAGAAGTCCCGCGACGGCCGGAAGGTGCCCTACACCGGGCCTCACCTCTTCGAACGCCCGTCTGTCATCGGCACTGGTTACGACTGGATGTTCACCTGCCTGGCCAGCCTGGTACTACAGGGCAACGCCTGGGGACTTGTCACCGGCCGCGACGGATTCGGATTCCCTACCGGCATTGAGTGGATTCCCTGCGAGCACGTTATCGTAGAGCAGGACGATCCTTCTCAGCAGATTAACCCCCTGGCTACGAATGTCTACGCATATGGCCGGAAGATGACATGGGCCGGCCCCGACGCTGAGCTTTTCCACCTCAAGGGATTCGCGCTGCCCGGACGGCTGGAAGGCATTTCCCCGCTTCGTGCATTCGCGCTGACCATTCTTGCCGGCCATGAAGCACAGCGGTACGGAACTGACTGGTACGCCGCTGGCGGATTCCCTCCTGGTACATTCCAGAACTCCGAGCTTGAAGTCGATGCTAACCAGGCTGCGGAAATTCGCCGCATGCTTGTTACTTCTCTGCGCAGGCGCGAGCCTCTCGTATACGGCCGAGACTGGGACTACACCCCTGTTACCGTTCCGCCGTCTGAGGCTCAGTTCATCGACGCAATGCAGCTGAACGCTACGCACATTGCCGCCATTCTCGACCTGCCCGCCAACCGTGTCGGTGGCAAGTCCGGAGACAGCCTGACCTATTCCACCACTGAGCAGAACCAGCTCCAGGTGATCGAAGCTCTCAGGCCGTGGCTGTGCAGGCTGGAGTGGGCATTCAACGACCTGCTGCCTGCCAGGCGCGTCGTTGCGTTCAACACGGACGCTCTGCTCAAGACCGACCTCAAGACGCGCACCGAGATCTACCAGATTCAGCGTGACATCGGTCTGCGTACCACCGACGAGCTGCGCGAGCTGGAGGATCTTGCTCCGCTGCCTGGCGGCGCTGGTAACGAATCCCTGCCGCTGACGCTCATGGTTTCCATGGCCCAGCGTGCCGGCGCTCTGCCGAAGTCCATGCTCAGCCAGGTAGTACTGCTCATGGATATCGCGGGTAAGAAGCTGGAAGACATGCAGAAGAGCGGCCTCACCAAGAAGCCGGTCGGCGGCGAGTTCACCCAGGACCCGGACACCGGACAGGCTGTCGGCCCGGCTAACGATCCCGGCCAGTTCTATTCCAACATGATGAACGCCTATTCTCGTGAGCTGGAGTCCCAGGGACAGTTCGAAGCTGCTGCGATTTTGCGTCGCGATTCTACTCAGCGGGCGCTTATAGCGGCAGTGGACAAGTCTCGTTTCGAGATCAAGATGCCTAACTCCGTGATCAGGGACATGGTGGAGAACTACGACGATATTCCCCCTACCGGACTGAATGACTAGCACATAAGATGATCCGCTCGTAACCTGGGAATGGAATCTTATTGTCTGGGAGGGTACTAGGTGTCTACTGTGCATAGCGCCGGAGAGTTCTACTCCGCGTTTCCTGAGCGCCGGATTAACCCTTTCAAGCCTGAAGTGCGCAAGGCAATCGACGGTAGCGCGCCCGGCCACATAGTCGGTTACGCTTCAGTATTCAACAAGCTTTCCCGTAAGCTGGGCGGGTTTGTCGAGAAGGTAGACAACCGGGCATTTACCACGTCTAAGGCAGAAGGCTGGCAGGATGTAGTTTGCCGCTATAACCACAATGACGACTTCCTGCTGGGGACTACGCGGGCGGGTACTTGTCTTCTCGACTTCGACAACACGGGCCTGCTCTACGATGTAGTGCCTCCGTCTTTCAGGTCTGACATTATCGAACTTTGTGAGCGCGGCGACTGCCAGCATTCCTCATTCGCATTCCGGGTACCTGAGGGTGGCGACGACTGGGGGCTTTCTGACTTCAACTATCCGCTACGGACTCTGCTTTCCGTGGACCTGGTAGATGTAGCCCCGGTTATCACCCCGGCCTATCCGGACGCTACAGCCGCATCTCGTGCAATGGACGGTGCAATAACTTCCCTCTCCATGAGGTTCGACGCTGAGCCGGCTGAGATCCGCTCGCTGCTCGCAGAAAACATGGGCGTTAAGTTGTTCAAGCGTACTGACCGCTCGCCAGTTACTCCTGCCCTTACTCTTACAAACGTTACAAACGGTACCTACTCCACCAGCACGGGCACTACTGCCACCATTAACATGCTCACGCCCGTAGTTTCTCAGGAGGACACCGTGGATGAGGCAAGGGCTAAGTATGACGCAGCAGCTATGAAGAAGATGGCTGGCAGCGGAGAGGCAATGGCTAACTCTAAGGGCGACCCGTCCTACCCCATTGCCGACGAGGAAGACCTGCACAACGCAATTCACGCTGTAGGACGCGGCCACGCAAGTCACGAGGCTATCCGTCAGCACATCATTTCCCGCGCAAAGGCAATGGGTCTTTCGCACATGCTCCCGGCAGATTGGACATCGGACCCCATGGCTGACAGCTCTGATGAGAAGAACTCCGCTGAGGAGACTTCCGAAGACCGCGCCGCAGCAGCGACGTATGACGACCTTGAGACCTGCGGTGACTGCGGCGCTGGTGGCCAGTACGGCACCTACTGCACTGGCTGTGGTAAGCCGATGGCACAGGACGGCCCGATGAAGGGTGCGTACTGCTCCAGCTGTGGTGGCAAGACAAACGGCGGCAAGCGCTCGGAGCACGAGTGCAACACCGAAGAGCGTACTGAAGCTCCTGATGAGGAGACCGAAGTCGTTGAAGAGTCTGAAGAAGACCGTGCGGCTAAGGCTGCGGCGAAGAAGGCCGCTCCTAAGTCTGATGACGACGACGATGACGACGATGACGATGACGCGCCGAAGTCCAAGGGCAAGGGCAAGCTTCCGGGTAACGAAAAGCCGACTGGAAAGGGAGATGACCAGCTCCCGCCGTGGCTCCAGAAGAAGCGTTCTTACCTTGCCGAGCTTCAGGAAAAGCGTTTCAGCTACGGCGAGTAAAGTCTATTCAAAATAGAACCGAAGCTCTTCAGGGCCTAGGAATTTGTAGTCATGCAGGGCACACGTAAATCCGCGTCCCTTACTGGAGTTACACGAGCGGCATAGCGACTGGAAGCCTTCAGGAAAATTATTAGCTATCAGTTCGGTATAGATGGCGTATGAGGATTCTGAGACTTCTAGCCTGTGCTTCTTGCCGTCACCAGCTATGTGATCCATCGCGATGCTGTCTGTAGAGCCACAACACACGCACTCATGGCCATAGTGATCGAGAACAGTCTCCCTAAGAGTTAGGGCGGCGACGTTAGGCTCCTTGACACCTGCAACACGGCGACAGCGCTTCTTGCTACATACCCCTAGAAGACTACGGGTAGTGCGCCCGCAAACACTGCACGTAGTCAATGGCTTCTTCGCAACATACACAGTAAGTACAACGCTGAGGGGCTCCTATAAATTTCTATAAGAAACTATAAGAACCTTGCACTTTACATCGAAATACTGTTCACTAGCAATTGACCCCCCGTGGCCGGTTGTAGCTGCACTCAGTGTATGGACTCCGGAGCCGGATAGTTATCCCTATCCAACTTTTGGAGGAATCATGGCATCTGACGTTGCCAACAACCTCCGTGATCGCCGTCAGAAGGCTTGGCACGAGGCCAAGGAACTTCTCGACAGGACTTCCACGGAGAACCGTGACTTCTCGGGCGAGGAAGAGAGCAAGTGGTCCGCTCTCAACTCCGAGATTGACAAGATCGATGAGCGGCTCAAGGCTGTTCTCGATGCTGAGTCCCGCGCACAGGAGACCGACGAGGTTTACAACCGTCTCGGTTCCCGCCCGGCAGTTGCCAGCGCAGCGTACGACTCCGCTCGCGAAGAGATTCGCCAGTGGATGGTCAACCCGCGCGGCGGTGCAATTGATGTTCAGCGCGCTCACAAGGGCTCCATTAACCCGGAGTACCTGCGTTCCACTGAATTCCGTACTCTTCTCTCCAACAGCGGCGCGGGTAACGCCTCCGCAACTGTTCCGGTGGACTTCTACGACCAGCTGATCTCCTACCTCATTGAGGTTTCCGGTCTGCTCCAGTGCGGTCCTTCGGTCCTGAACACCACGGGCGGCGAGACGATCCAGATCCCGGTTGTTTCCACTCACCTGACCGGCACTTCTGCCGCACAGGGCGCAACCATTCTGGCTGCGGACCCCGCATTCACGCAGCGCTCCCTGGCTGCTGTGAAGTTCGGTGCTCTTACCCAGCTTTCCCGTGAACTGATCGATGACACCGCAGTTGACCTGCTCGGCTACCTGGCAATGAGCGCCGGCCGCGCAATCGGTAACTCCTTCGGTACCTCGCTCATCAACGGCACCAACGGCATCACTGGCGGCGTTCTCTCCGGTGTTTCCATCGGTGTAACCGGCGCAACGGGTACCTCTGGTGCCCCGACCTACGCCAACCTGGTGGACCTTGAGTACTCGGTCATCGCACCGTACCGTCAGTCCAGGAGCTGCTACTGGCTCGCTGCTGACAAGACGATCGGCGGCTTCCGTAAGCTCACCGACACCCAGGGCCGTCCCGTATGGGAGCCGTCCATGGTTCTCGGTGCGCCTGACCTGCTCCTTGGCAAGCCGCTTGTGGCAGACCCGTACATGCCCGCAACGGTCACCGGCAACAACTCCATTGCCTTCGGTGACTTCAGCCAGTACTTCGTGCGCCTGGCTGGCGGACTCCGGTTCGAGCGTTCCGACGACTTCGCATTCGGTCAGGACCTTGTTACCTTCCGCGCTCTCCTGCGTGGCGACGGTAACTGGGGCGACACGAACGCAGTCAAGCTCTTCCACGCTCCAACTACATAGCAGTAGCGAGCATTGCCGAAAGGCCTCGATCCCTCAGGGGATTGGGGCCTTTCGCATATACTGTGGCCTATGACTGTAGTTCGCATGCTCGTAGATATGCAGGGTGGCCGGTTCGACGGCAGGCCGTGGCCAGGGCACATGAAAGAAATCGATGTTCCTGACTGGGAGGCTGAGCACCTGGTAAGCGGCGGAACTGCGGAGTATCCAACGAAGCCTGCTCTGAACCGGGGCTATGACGTTCTGAAGGCTCCGGACCCTGACTACGAATCCGGCTTGAAGTTCGCAGACGGCAGCGATCCGGAAGAAGATGAGCCGGTATTCTACGAACCTGTGGAATCCTCCTCGCCTGACTTCGATAGTGACTTCGACAGCGACGACTCTGATATTGATGTCGTAACCCCGCAGGTTAAGCGTCCGTCCACCGTAGACAACAAAGCAGCCTGGATCGAATGGGCGGTAGCTAACGGTGCGAATGGCAATAATGCCGCTGCACAAACAAAGGCAATGCTAATTGCTGAATACGGAAAGTTGTAGGACGGAGCAATTAGCCTTACGCTGGAGAGGTAACCAGCCTGACCCAATAGGAGGCATTTATGGCTGACAAGACGCTTGGCGGCCCCGCAAAGGGCAAGACGGCCGGCGGCGACCAGACGGCGCTTCCCGGTCAGGCTGCGGGCAAGATTCCCTTCGGCATCCAGAACCCGCTTTCTACGGGCGCTCCTGGCACTGGCGGCGTGGGTTCTGCTCCGTCCGACCCGACCCTGACTGCTCCCGTTCCGACCACCATCTACGGTGCGAAGACTGACGACTCTGCTACCGGCGCTCCCGGCTCTGGCGGCGTCTCTGCTCACGTGGCTACCGGCGCTACCTACACGCTGGACTCCTACGGCGCATCCCCGCGCCAGGACATGACCGGCGGCTCCGTGGACACCGAAGCACAGTCCAATAAGTACGGCTGTGACACAGGTATCCCCGGCCTCAACACGCCGGACGGCACGGGCGCACCCGGCACTACCGGCACGTACACCGTAGGCGGCGGCTCCAACGGCTCTGCTGGTCACGGCGGCGGTGCTGGCGGCAGCATCACTGACGGCAGCGAGCGCATCCACTAAGGAGTCCCATGGAAGATCTCTCGCACATCCTAGTACCCAAGATCCCGGTTACGGACGGGCCGTGTGTAATGCCTGTTATTTCGCAGGAGACCATGGACGGGTTCAGTGATGCTGCAACGATCGTCATGGCGACTGAACTCATGGGCTTTGCTAAGGAGGTAGTACCTGATGGCAGCGAGTAGCGATTACACCAAGCCTACCTACGTTGACATGAGTGACCTGTGCCCGCTGGACGTGGCTCTTACCGGCGGCGCGTCTATGTCGGCCGGCAACACTACGTCACAGCCTCTTCCGGCTAATGCTGGCGGTGCCCCTGGCTCTCGTCCGGTAAACGGTCCTCCGCCCGGCGTAACCCTGGACAACTCCGGCCTGGAGATCGAGCCCGTTCACGACTACACCCAGAAGGCAGGTAAGTAATGGCAGAGCCCAGTGGCGAGCATGTAGTTCGCGGCGGCAAGACCGGCGGTATCACGGGCAAGTACAACTACAGCGCTACCAAGGACGGTGCTGTGGCTGGCTGGGATTCCGTTGACGCCAACGCCGGCGAAGTCGGCATGACCGGCGAGGGCGGCGACCACTTCTCCGCAGCAATGGGCAAGGGCAACGCCGGCGCTTCTGCTCCTGGCGACCAGACCTAAGCAAACAACAAACCCCGTTATATCTGACCGCCAGATATAACGGGGTTTGCCATTTCTGGTTACTTCTTGTTTCGCAGGCGCTTCTTCTCGACTGACTCCCTGGCGGCGATCCTGGCGTTGACGGCAAGGATGGCATCCACCGTCCGGTAATCAGCAGTTACTACCGGCGTTCGCTCTGTAAAGCGGTGGGAAGTACAGCCTCCCTGCCCGCCTCCGTTAGTCCAGTGTCGTGGCATTCCCCCATAGTACTGGATTTAGGCCTGGTTTATTCCCTGATCAGGTAAGCTGTCTGGTATGCGTATTTTGGCCGCACATGATGGCCTGGGTTGTGGCCACGTCCGGATGATCCAGCCTCTCCGTGAGCTGGCGAAGCACGGGCACGAGGTGACGTTCTGCACTACATCAGACACAGACGTACTCGACTACATGCGCGAGGGTTCGAAGTTCGATGTGATCGTGGGTCAGAGGTTCGCTGCCTACAACGGGATGACCACCTGGCGGCGTGCGCGCGGTCCCAGGAACCGCCTGGTCTACGAGACTGACGACAACATGTTCAACATCGACAAGATCAACTGGGCAGCACACGAGCAGTTCACTACGCCAGAGATTCAGGACGGTATCAGGACGTACTCTCTGATGGCTGACCTGGTGACGGTGACTACGGAAACCCTGGCCCAGGTTCAGCGTGATCTTGGTGTCAACGGTGTTGCAGTGCTGCCCAACTGCATCCCTGAGTACGTCCTTGACCTGCCTAAAGTCATCTCCGGCCGCCGGCCCAGGATCGGATGGCTAGGCGGCGCCAGTCACGGGCTGGATGTTCACGAGGCAGTGCCGGGGGTGCGCAGGTTCCTGCACAAGAACCCTGGCTGGGACCTGTACCTTGGCGGCACCGATTACCGTCCGTCGTTCAATGCTTCGAACTGGGACCAGATGATCCATGCCGAGTGGAGGCAGATCAACGACGACGAGCACGCCTACTACGAGCTGCTGGACTTCGAAATAGGTATCGCACCTGTGCGGGACACTGTGTTCTCTGCTTCGAAGTCCGCGCTCAAGGCTCTGGAGTACAACGCTCGGGGAATACCTGTCATCGCCTCCAACGTTCAGCCCTACAGGGAGTACATCGTCCACGGTGAAAACGGCTTCATAGCCAAGGCTCCTCATGACTGGTTGAAGTACCTGCGGCTGCTGGCTGAGAACCCGGACCTGCGTGCGGAGATGGGGGCGAAGGGCAAGATAGCAGCTGCTAAGCTCACGCACGAAAGTAACTGGAAACTATGGGAAAAGGCGTACGAGGGGATGTTCAACCGTGTCAGTTCCTATTGAGGACTACAAGTGGCACCGCGTAGACCCCTGGCCTGGAGTGAATCTGCCGAAAGGTCACAAGCTGGAAGTGGCACAGCCCGGAGACGGAACTGTTATAGCCCGCGTAGTCGGTCCTCACGCTCATGTATTTGCTAACGGCCCGGATTTTGACGCGGCGATAGAAGGCGCACTGAAGTGGTTCGAGGAAGTAGGAGGAGAATTGTGATTCCCCTGTTCAAGGTGCATGTTCCTCCTCGCGAGCACCTGATGCCCGAGCTGGAAAAGGTGATCTACAGCGGCTACATCACTCAGGGTGCGAAGGTCCAGAAGTTCGAGGAAAAGCTGAGTGAGGCATTCGGCGTACCCAACGTGCTCACGGTCAACTCCGGCACGTCATCTCTCCAGCTGGCACTGCGGCTGGCGAACGTCCGGCGCGGGAGCGTAATTACCACACCGATGACCTGCTCGGCCACGGTACTTCCTGTCCTGGCTGAAGGTGCGAGGCCGGTGTGGGCTGATGTAAACCCGGACAGCGGGAACATCGATCCTGACGACGTAGCGCGCAAGGTTACCCGCGATACCAAAGCAATCCTCGCTGTTCACTGGGGCGGCCAGCCGGCGGATATGGACAGGCTGCTAAGTATCGGCCAGCACTACGACATCCCGGTGATCATCGATGCTGCGCACTCGCTCGGGGCTGAATGGAACGGGCAGAGTATCGCCGCACAGGCGGACTTTACCTGTTACTCGCTTCAGGCGATCAAGCACATCACCACAGGCGACGGCGGAATCCTGGTAACCAAGAACCCTGACGACTACGAACGCGGTAAGAGGCTGCGGTGGTTTGGCATCGACCGGGAAGCAAAGGGTACTGGCGACGAGCGCACAGAGAACGACATCCCTGAATGGGGATACAAGTTCCACATGAATGACATTGCCGCTACCATGGGCTTGGCTCAGCTGCACTACCTTCCTTATATCGTGGCGAGGCACAGGGACAATGCTGCCTATTACGACAGCGTTCTAAGTACCGACCGGCAGGAATTTCCTCCTGAGGCCAGGGGAGCCTGGTGGCTGTACACGCTGCTGTGGGAAGACGGCGAGACACGAGCCAGGTTCATGGAATACATGAAGGCTCAGGACATCCATGTAAGCCGCGTGCACTCCCGCCTGGACCAGCTCACCTGCTTCAAGCAGTATTCAGGCATGGACCTGCCCGGCGTTACGTCGTTCTACAACCGCGAAGTCTGCATTCCTGTGCACTGGGGATTGTCATCCGGCGAGCGAGCGGTGATAGCAGGGGCAGTCAACCACTTCTGCAAAGGTGTGTAATGTCTGTGCTCTTGGTCATCGCCTGTGCTGGCTTCCCTCGGCGTTTCAGTGATCCTGCTTATGACACAGACAATTCTCTGTATTTGCGACAGCAGCACCACGCGCTGTCTAATACAGAGCATTCCTGCGATGTAGTATTCGTGAACAATGGTGGCGAAGCTCCAGAATACACTGAATACCTAGATTTCCTGCGGGACAAGTACACGGTGATGGACCGGGAAAACACAGGTATGTCACTGGGGGCATTTTCTGCTGCATGGAAGGCTAACCCGAACTACGACTATTACATTCTTACAGAAGACGACTACATGTTTGTCCTGGACTATTTCGATGACGAGATGGTAGCCATGATAGAAGGCGAGCCAGACTGTGGTTACATGTGCATGGTGGTCGAAACTCTTAATCATGACTGCCCGTTTCCAGGGCATATGACCGGAATAGCTTCACGTGCCCTACTGGAAAGGCTAGGTGGATTCGAAGCAGAGAACACGCGGTCTGAACATGCTGTAGGAGACCAGATGCAGAAGTATTTCGGGACGCAGATTATGGAGACCCGGCAATTCACACTGGCGGATATGGGCTCTATGTTCAAGGCTCCGTTTGCGGAAACCAGAGGGCACACCTTTACCATAATCGAGCACTATTCCAATGCGCCTTATACGCTGATGGTGCCTTCTCAGATATACACAAGGGAAGATCTGTGACAATTACTTACGCCAATATCGACAACCTGGAAAAGGCTGAGGAACTTCGAATCCTGCGCAATGAGTGCGCCGAGTGGATGACCAAGGACACCCGCCAGATCTCTGCCCAGGACCAGCGCATTTTCTACTGGCAGAAGCTGGCTACGGGTAAGGTCGAGGGCTTCCTGATGTACGACGACGGCTACCCGGTAGCTTACGGCCTGCTGATCTGGGACGAAAAGATATCCGGCCGTGCGTGGTCTTCTACGGGTGTGCGCGAAGCTGAGCGTGGTAACGGCTACGGCCGGAAGGTGACGATCGAGAACGTCAGGCGCGCTCACGCGCACGGGGTGCCTATGTGGGCTGAAGTTCGCCGGGACAACGCCGGCCAGCAGCGGATCTGCCTGACCATCGGGTACCAGGTAACCGGCACCTTCAACCGTGGTAACCTGATCATCGACCTTATGCGCTGCGACGAGATCCAGGAGCCCGCGTGACCGCTATCTCTGTCATCACCCCGACGCACAATAACTGGGGTGAATTGCAGTACTGCATAGACGCTATAGAAGCCCAGACTTTCGATAACTGGCAGCATGTCGTAGTCCACGACGGGCCTAACCCCAAGCTGCGCGAGAAGATGTACCACCGGGGTTACGCAGCGTTCGGCAAGCAGATGTTCATAGAGCTTGGGCGCAACTGGCATGGGTTCATGGGCGGGGACAGCGTTCGTACTCTTCCAGGGCATCCAGGCGGGCGCGGAGGGCGTGGCTCACGATCTTCCTGCGTAGTCCTGGCTGCATCGTACCTAGCAGCCGGAAAGTACATCGGCTACTGCGATGCGGACTGTGATTTCCGGCCTGACCACCTGAAGGTTTCGCATGCGGTACTGGAAGAGACAGATGCAGACTTTACCTATACGCAGACACAGCGCTACCTGGACGGCCGGCTGTGGGACGTGATCGGTGACGGCATTCTGGGCCACGGCAGGATCGACGGCAACTCGGTAGTGCATAAGGCCGAGCTGTTCAAGACCGTTAACTGGCGCTGGGGTGGTGATTCTGACTGGGACCTTATCAGCAGGTTCCGCCTGGCGGGTGCCAACTACGCATTCATTCCAGAGATCACCGTTAACTGGAGGCATGCGAGCAATGACGTTTGATATTCAGCACATAGGACACGCTGGATTCAAAGTCACGCACGGCAGGGTTAACCTCCTGATGGACCCGTGGTTTTACCCGGCGCTATTCGAATCCTGGTTTCCGTATCCAGGGAACCGGCATCTTATCCCCGAAATGATGGCCTGCAACTGGATTTACGTGTCGCATCATCATCAGGATCATTTTGACGAGAAGTTCTTGAAGAGCTTGCACCGGGGAATTGCAGTAATCTGCCCCAGGTTCCGGTCCCGGCGTATGGAGCGTCTGTGGAAAGGTCTGGGCTTCACTAACATTCACGTGCTAGGCCATGGGGAGTCCCTGGAGCTGAACCGCGATGTCAAGGTGACCATGCTGCTCGACCGGGGTTACCGTGAGGATTCGGCAATACTGGTAGAGGCTGACGGCAAGCGCTTCCTCAACATGAATGACTGTGACCTGGCCATCAGCGACATCCCTACTCAGGTAGACGTACTGGCAGCGCAGTATTCAGGGGCAACGCACTATCCTCACTGCTATTCCTATAGCGCCGAGAAGTACCAGCGGATAGCTGAGCAGGTACGAGATCGAATATTCACCCGGCTCATGGACAAGCTGGTTATCAGCGGTGCCAGCAGGTATATTCCCAGCGCTGGGCCGCCGGCGTTCTGCGATCCTGAGCTAGAGGATTTCAACA